GCCTTTTTTATAAGGTGTTGCCGATGACGTAACACCCGTACCGGGGATATACGAACCCTGTAAGTTACTGTTAAATTGCGACAACCGCTCTTGCTGCGCGTTCTGATTAAAGTTAAACCGATCAAGCTGCTCTTGAAGAGCCATACGCTTTTCTTCTTCTAACATCTGCCCCTGAGACAAAAGACCCTGCGCCCGTCTCTGTGTAATCCCAGACAACGCTGAACCCGCATTTTGAGCCATCAAAGCAGGACTATAAGCCAACTCCTCATACGTCGGTGCAAGACCTAAAGCATTTTGCTGATTCGCTCGCTCCCCTTGGTAATTCCGCAACGCAACGCCAGAAAGATTATCCGCAAGTTCACGGGTAAAGTTACGTCCCGATGTTTGCAAGCCCTGCTGAAAATCAGAGCCACCAAACGCACCAGAACGCCCATAACCCGACCTCAAAGACGGCAACACATTCTCATTGTAAGACTGCTCTGAACGCCTTGCAATCACGTCCATGTAGTTCTGCAACTCAGGCGTAATGCCTAAATAATCACCCTGCAACGTCTTTTGTAGCTGATTCTGCGCCGCTAACGATGTGGACGATAACCCCCCTTGAGCCTGATTATACAGTGCCCTTGTCGCCGCTTCCTCCTCAGGGGAAACAGCCTGTCCCAAAAGATCAATACCCTGACGGGTTGGATCAGAATACGAAACATACGTCTGACCAGGGAAAAACTGCTGAGGCCCTTGATCGTATAACCTTCTCGCCTCACTTGCAGAAAACTCTAACTGAGGCTGCAAATAAGCAGGGGCAGATGTTGTCTGTGTTGAGGTCGATACACCCTTTTTACTCTTAAACAGACTGCCCATTTCAAATCACCTTTTCTAATTCTAGAGCTTTTGTCCTATACCCGCCCAAAGAGAGCTTCCGAACCCAACCTACCCGTGCTGTTAGACGCACCTTGTCACAACCACAGTCTTTAAGCCATTTTTCAAGTTGAAACAATATCGCATTGTAGTTTATACGGTTTTTACCTGCAACAAATTTTATATGACCCGTTTTTTTCCCCGAAGGCTCGTAATATATTTGCGTTATCACCAAACAACTCTCTACCCCACAAGAATACCCAAGAAACCCTTGGTAAAAATTACTTTTTAATTTCTCCAAAAGATCCTCGTTATCCTCATCATCTAATTGTTTTTTCTTTAATAAATCGTAATAACTACATATATGCTCTCGGTAAGCATCCACCTCATGGGGCTGAATGCCCTTAACCAATAATGATGTATCCATAATTCATGTCCGTGTGATTCTTTGACGTGTGCGTCAACACAAACGATCCATTGTTGCGAGCAGACAAATACATGTCCGCAACGTGATTTGCCGCGTTACCTGAAAAAGGCACCCAAAACACCAAAGCATTGAACCGCATTCGTGCATCCGTTATTGTCGTGGACGTGGTATGCGGCGCAATGGTAAATTCACCCGTTACATTCAAGCGACCTTCCATCATACCATCCCAAATGCGCGTCATCTTAACCAGATCAATGTCATCAGGATTGTAAACCTTAGGCACACGTTCATACGTATTAACGGCCATTATTCATTCCCCGTAGGTCTAAACTCAACCATAAACCCCTTAGCCCGTGTCCAAGTGCCCGATAACTTAATGACAAACTGCGTATACCGCGCAATCACATCAAAGTTTACATTTTCCGTTATTGTGTTAATGGCACCAAATGACGTTTGCGTTGGCATCTCTGTCTGCAAGTTTCTGTGATTTGTTGCCACCATGACCGTTGCATCCGTAACCACATGAAGGCCACTCAAATGCGCCCGACCATTTTTATTCAACCGAAAATCCTCTGTGTGCAATTCTCCTTCTAAAGATGCACCACTAAACGCCCCATACTTGTTGTTTGACGAAAACCCACCAAACACACGCAACCCTCCCGCATAAATCGGATCATCCAAAGACCCCGGAACGTTATCAACGGACCCGTAAAGCGTCTCTAACGTCTCCAGCGTCTGGGCTGTCGTGTACGACGGTAACAAAAACCGCACAGGATACTGAATGACCGTCCATTCCTGCAACGACGTGTTATAAGACACCATCATATCAGGATACCCATTCGGAGAATTGATAGATGCAAAACTCCACAAGATATTCTTGGTCACAGGATCACGGGCACCCTGAATGCTTTTTAACTTTCCAAAGTCCACAAGATCATAAAAATACCGATCAATCTTGTTTTCCCCGATAGGTACAGAATTGGTCCCATCAAAAGCATAAAAGCCATCTGTCCCGTAATAATAAATAACACTCCCATCCCTCACAAGAGAATTGGGTGCTAACGTCCCACGACCCCTTGGCAATGGCCGCAACCCAAATGATGCCGGCTGGGCAATGTATTCCACCCGATAAATGGAATCCGTAAAGAACAATACCGCATAGTCATTAAGGGCCATCACACGCTGCCCTGTGCCCCCTACGTCCTCTCTAACATCATTAAAGCCCGCCCCTAGCCCTGAGTTCGTCCAGTCCGTTATAAGGCCTTGTGCTGACCATCTCAGGCGGGTATAGCGATCCGTCCCACCATCCACAAGGTTAAAAGCAAGCAAGAATGAATTGGATACCGCAATATCCCGACACCGCGGTGGACTACCCGCTAAGTCCGCAAACAACCCCCCAACCGTCGTATCATACCGCTGAAGGACATTTTCAAAGTTTGTAGCCAAAACCACTTCATCATAAAGATCAAACCGCCAATCCGTCGCCGCAGAATTGTACGTTGTCCCACTCACGTCAGACCATGTATTTGACCCCGTTAGCAAGTACAGATTTGTCTTTGTTCCCGCAAAAATATACTGCAAACCACGAGGCGTTTGAAACCGCGCCGCCCCAATCACATCACTGGGCAATGCCCCCGTCTGTTCATTCAATGTTTTGAAAGGCACATAATCCGTACCCTGAATCAAAACGTTCTTAGCCATGACAAGGTTGCCATCGTTCCTATACGACCCCATATCAGGCCGCCACGGGCCAAAAGGAATCATATCCGTAAACGTCATAAAAGACCTGCTGGACGCCTGACCACACGCTCACTTACCGTCTTTCTCACAGTCTCACGGTTAAACCATGACGAAGAACGACGATCAAACATACCTTGCCACGTCGCCATCTTATTCTCATCACTAAATCGCGGAGGAATATGCGCCAACGACCCATACAAATACAAAGATGGGTCTAATCTCAATAACCAATTTGTCGTCTGTGTGTTGCTTAAAGGCAACAACTTCATCCAATACACAACATCCATTGTGTAATCCGAATCGCTGGTAGGATAAAACTCTAACGCGCTTGTTATAACATCAGTGTTTAAAGCGTTGTTATGCGTGATCTTTTCCGCATAAACTTCTGGTTTACCCGCGTATGCCGCCATTCTGGCTTCCCGAATGTCTTTCAAAGATCCAGACCGCAACGTCTGATTCCCAGAAATCGTAACATCATAAACGCTCAAAACATCCAAAGGCAATGTTACCGTAGATGACCCCGGTGTCACCGAAAGCGACACTTCGTTTTTCTTTTCCTGAGGCCAAAACGACGTATCCACATAGTTTTCAAACAAGGCTATAGCCAAATCAATATCCGCCGTTATATCGTCACTGCGAGGGAAATACCGACGAATGGCTGCAACCAACTCTGAATAACTACTAATGGCAACTGGCATCTAAACTGCTCCATCTGAGATCAGCATCCGTCGTCACAATGTCCTCTAACGTGCAGTCCTTAAAAACCACACCCTGAAGACATGACCCAGTAAAATCACATCCCGTGAAATTACACCGATCAAACACAAACCCACGAATATCATACCCGCTAAAGTCTGTCCCAGAAAAATCCATCTTGCTAACATTCTTGATTTTGACACAAGAAAAGTCTAGATCATTGTCCCGCAAGGTATTTTCATCAACTTGAAAAGGATCAGCAGTTTCTAACGTGTCTTGCACTGTATCTTTGTTTTCTACCAAAACATGATCACCATCTTGGTTTTGAACAATCTTAGGCCGTCGCCCTTTGCGTTTTATCGTCACACCATACTCCCATGAAACACTTTTGCGTGTGGAAAATGCCTTTCAATAATCCGTATCAATTCAGGCACGTCATTTGTAATGTTATGACCATAATGCTTGCGAATAAAAGCCAATTCCAATTCATCTAAACGAAACAATGGCACTTCATCCATATTCCCATGCCATATTCTTTTTGATTCATCCCGAGCATGTTGACGATCTTCATTGATCTTTTTTTGCGTATCGCCAACATAGGACCGATGAACGTGCATATCGTCACCATCCAAAACCAAATCTGTTTTGATGCCGTTTAAAACCTGTCTTTGAATAATCTCTGCCATATAAAAAAGGGGAGGGAAGACCCTCCCCCCCTCTCCATCACTTCTTTTTAAACTTAGGGTCAATCATCGGTTTGGGCTTGCTGTTAGCAAACATACTTTCCTGACCGCGCTTTCTTGCTGTAGTTACAGGCGCAACCTTACCTTTAATAGGAGGATTCATTGATTTCTTATCCATAAAAAGAACCTTTCGTTTGTGTTTAACTTAAGTCTGCAATAACGCCAGAGGCGCGTTCGTTACTGGCTTGCAAAGTGTACTCTGCAAGAATCATGTACTTATTACTGTCACCATCTTTGCCCAAATCCTCATCTTGCAATTCACGCAAATACGGAACTTCCCACATGTCGTTGTCCAAAATGTGAACCGTCCGCGAACGAGAAAACGCATTTAAAACAACCTTCACCTCACCAAAAGAGGTTGCAATGATCTCAAGTGCCGCCGTCAAACGCCCGTCCGATGTGTCCTGACGCTTAACCGTTGCATACCAGTCAAAGGTCTCAAACACCAACTTTTGAGCAGGTGACATCATAACCGTTTTGGTGCCAGCACCAGCATTGTTAAAAATGGATTGCTGAACGGTCTCAAACAAAGTTCTTGTAAAAGGACGTGTTGTCCCATCCGTTGCTGCCGCCGAAGCCGTCCCGTTAGCACCACCAGCACCACGAGAAACATTGGTAGAATACCAACCTTCTAAAGGACGAAGCTGTCTTGCCGTGTTGGTTGCGCCCGGATCAACAGGAGCCTGATTTTGCGTTAAAGCAAACTCCATATCACGCATAATCCTTTGGTATCCATAGGACATTTGTTTCGCAACTTCACTTTTATTCCCCGCCTTGCTGACAACTTCTTGTGTTCCAGAAACACCAAAGAAAATTCTGGAAATCTGTGTCACGTTTTTAGGGCGCAAAGAAACAGTGTTTTGTAACGAACCTGCAACGTCACCTTCAATGGCAGCGTTTGCTGCAGGAGGAGCAAGCGTCACTGTTTGCCATTGATGAGTTGTTCCCGTTGTGGTTGTCCTTTTGCAAATCTCCGTCAAAAACGGACACTGCATATTATTGGCGTTATAAATAGCATCAATAAAAGCTTCTCGGTTAGAAGTCGCACCCACATAGGTATCGACTGTATTTGCTGTAATTGCCATAAGATTGTCTTTCTTTTAAAAGGTTATTTTTTCATTTCGAGCCACAATCCCGCCAGACTGTTGTTCTTTTCTGCTTGGCTGGACGAATTTCGTATATTAGCCCGCAACGTGCGAATGTTGGATTGCTTAATATCGCTGTCCGTAACCGTCACCTTGCCAACAGAACGCTTTATCACCTTAGGTGCCTCTTTCACAGGTCTCAAAACCTCCGAGGATTTCATCTTCATGTCATGATGCGCCATAGCATCTTTAGCCATAACAAAAAACCTTGCATCACGAATTTCGGCCACAATGTCACTTGGGACGTTGTAATGTTTTGATACAAAATCCGCAACTTTTTGTAAGCCATTGTCTTTTAACAGATCGGGCGCACTTTTCTCTAAAATCTTTCGCTGTTCCTGATAAAAAGCCGCATTATACTCGCCAACCTCTTGTTCTTTTTCTTGACGAATCTTTCTTAATGCCTCACCACGCTGTTGCGCTTGCGTCACAATGTTTTGATGCTGATACTGAAGTCTAGCAACCTCCGTCCAATCTTCCTCCGCAGCCGCGGTTTTCATCAAACCATCCAACTCCGCCAAAGATGACCGCACATCCGAATCATCAGACAAAATCTTTTCCATCACATCCAAACGCTGAATCAAAGACTCCTTTAATTGCAAAACCTCATCAGGTAAACCCACATCCTTAGGCGCACTCTGTTTTTCCGAATAAGAAGCCACCAGCTCACTCAAAGGAACCTGCTTTGTCTCTTCACCAATCTGAAACTCTATCAAATCATCAGGACCAGAATCCTCAGCCACAACCTCCCCAGAGGCCTCAGAAGATCCCGCAGCCACGTCTTGCTCTTTGTTTTCTTCCGCAGAAACCTCTTCGGTTGCTGGCTCAACACCCTTTTCCGGCTCAACAGCCGCAGCTTCTGCACTCTTCACTTTTTCGTAGGCTTCAATAAAAGCATCTGTGGACATAATATTAACCTTTGCTTAAGTTATGTTTATTGATAATTCCCTGAAGAATCAAGTTAATTGATTCAAGACCTTTGATCCTTGCATAAAAAGATTCTCTAAGGGCAGATTCTTCGGACTTTGATGACATCATCTGCTCCACAAGAGACATACGCGCATCCGAAAGAATAGACTTAAATACAGGGCAATTTAACAACTCCCTTGCCTTCATAGCCTTATCTGATGGTGCAACGTAATCCATGCAATCCCTTCAAAGTATAATTCTCATAGCAGTCAATAACGCCATTGTTTCTTTGTGTTCTATTTCCATATATATGTCAATAATTTCCATATCTTCTTTTAAAATATCTTTAAGATTTATCAAAGCATCCTGCAATTCCCTTTGCTTTTGTTGTTGCTGAACCTCAATAACCTTCTGTGTTTTCAGTGCTTTTTCTAAACGCCTGATCTCTAAATCTAAATCTAAAATCTTAGACTTTTCAACATCTTGAGAATACTCAATAAGTTTTTTGGCAACCTTTATAACCCTTGGTTGTTCGGAGGCAATGATTTTTTGCCCAATGTTTTGTAATTCCTGATCTTCTATTTTTTGAACGCTAAATCTAAGGCGATCTCTTTCTTTTTCCCATCTTCGCTTTCTTTTGCTCGCCAGTGTGCCGCCACCAATAGAAGGCACGCTTGGTGCGTTAATGGCCGGTGTCCAGTAGTTTCCTGCCCAGTATGTTTTTGCCCAATACTGATTTGACCACATTTTAAAAGGCTACTCTGTTTCTATCCGTGCAACACGACCATTCTCACGGACAATACGCTTTGGCTTCTGTATCATAGATAAAGCACTTTGCGTATTTTGCGTGCTGACAATCGAAAACTCTTTGATAGCATCCCCAATCTTTGAAATGGCCTCACTCACAGATTCAATCTGCTTTTCCACCTTGTTATCATCTTCTTTTTCTGAATCATCATCAGAATCATCACTTGTGGCCCTCTCTAAAGCCTGTGTTGCCATCATTAACACACGCTTTGCCTCTGCTTCCGCAGTCTGCTTGCCCTGCTCCATCATCAGCTTGGCCTTCTCAAGCTCTAACTTCTGAAAAGAAATCTGCGTCTTCACCTTTTCAATCTGTAACGATTCTGCCTTATAAGCCGCATCCGCCGTTACTCTTGCCTCCTCAATGTCCATCGCCTTATCCATAGGCGCAGGTTCAGGCGGCGCAGGCTCAAACTCATCAGGATTCGCAAAATACTTCTCAACATCGCCCAAACCAGACAACGTCACCAATTCCGACATGGTCCTATACAGATGCTGAGGCGTTAGCAAAGGATTGTTCATCAAACCCTGCGCCGCTATGTTCTGCTGCAATGCCAAAACACCCTGCAACGCTAAAACCTTAGCCTCCTTATCCGTGCGACCCGTGCCCACCGTAATGTCAAAAGACTTCCGCTTTCTCCACTCTCTAGGGTCAACCTCGTAATACTTACCCGAATCACGCAAAATCATAGAATCCTTAGCATACTTCCTAAGTAACTCATGCGTCTTTAAATACAGCGACTTAATGCCAGTCTCAGCAAAGATACGCACAATGTTCTTTAACTTCTTTTGAGACGCATTCAAAATACTTGCACCCACAAACTGCGTACTCTCCGATAACGCCGCTGGATCCAATCCCTGCGTCACCTTCGATATACCCGTGCGACGCTCCGCTAACTCATCCAATAACCCCAATATCGGGATGTTCTTGTCTGCCACATACTCCACGTTCAACGTCAATATGCCATCCGTATTCGCCGCAGGAATCACACCACCCGGATCAGCATCCGCCAACATCTTTGTATCCACACCAGTCGTATCAGGCACCACAGTTACCGGCGAATTGTGCTGCATCATGTTGTTCAACGTGCCACGCAACAAAGTACTCTTGTACCGCTGAATGTCCCCAATCTCGTCATACTTGGAAATACCCCAAAACCTGTGAGGCACAATGTTTGGTGACAATGCACAGTAAGGAACCGAATCCGCCTCCTCGCATTCCAACACCACAGTCACACCATTCCCAGTTTGCCCAGAGCCAAACGTTCCACCAACAATGGCACGATATAACCGCATATCCCCATTGTTCTTAGCATCTGCCCGAAAGTATACCTCCATAATCTCAACGCGATCCGTAAACGTGCCCTTATCACCCGCACCAACATTCTGAAACGAATTTAAACGGTCCGAATCCCTCGCCCTTTCTTCCTGAGAATTAAACAGAATCGTTGTCTTAGGCACACGTTCAATCTTCTCTAAACTATAGCCAGCCGCCACCAAATCAGAGCGACGCGCAAACACACGCTCAGCCACAAACATAGCATCATCAAGATTCAAACTGGAATGCGTCTTATCCACATAAAAGTTTTCAGGCTGTATACATTCAATGCGAACCTGCGAAACATCGCTCTTTCTGACACAATCCACATCAAACCGCGCCATCATCGCCATTTCAGGCGGCATACTCTGAATCTCATCAATAGACAACTCTTGCTCACCAAGAAACGCCGTGGCCGCTTTAACCTCCACATCCTTGTCATTCATTAAAGACGAAAAGGCCTGAAACGATTGCATCTTGTACGTCTCACGTTCCTTATTTACCACATCATCCCAGTAAACCTTGATAATCCCATTCTTTTGAATCAAAGCATCCTTTAACCACGTATAGAACAACAAGAACCCATCGTTCTGTTCCTCAATGATGTTTTTCACCATCTTCGTTTCTTGCTCTGCCGCCTGTATATCGTTCATGTTCTCAGCAACAAACGATCCAATGGGAGATGTACTAAAGTATATATCCATGCATTCCGCTAAGGTCCATTCCACCGCATCAAAGACATCAGAGGATACAAACTGACTCCAACCTTCTCTTTCACCCCCAAACAAATCACGGTTATAATACTTAATGCCCTGCGTTCTCTCTCTAGAAAGCTCGGTACTATATTGCCCAATATCCCCCCAATATGACTGGATAATACCAATAACATCATCATCTTTTAATCTGGCCATTACACCATCATCCTTCTGCTGGGGGCTGCATACTGCATCCGACGGGATGCCACCTTACTGAATCCTTCGCACGCATACCTTAAAGCGTCAAGGCAATGATCCTGCTGCCCTTTCTCAATCTCAGGCAACACCTTCCCGCTGTCCTTATCCGTTGCATAGCTATACATGGATATTTCATTGATGGTTTCCGTGCAATCAGGGTGAATCACTATCTTGTATCCCTTTAGCAATTCTATTCCCTCAAGAACGCTGTTCTTACCCTTGAGACTAGGCATCATCTTGGGAAACCCATGCCGGCGCATGTGGCTTATCGTCTCAGGACGTGATGAATCTGCCACAATAATGTATCGCTGGCTATCTGGTATGCTTAGGAACATCTTCGGCAAGTCTATCGTCTCACACTGTTTAAGCACCAGCTCTTGATCTATATATAATGTGCGCTCTTTCAGGTAACAGCGTATCAGGACTGTTGGGTCTACACTAAACCCAAAATCAGCCCCAAACTGAAAGACAGCATCGGGATCCGTATCAAACTTTTGTATCCCCCAATTCGTGAACACCGTCTTTTCATCTGGGTCTGTTGCAAAATGGCCAAAGATAAACCTTTGTTTCTGTTGTTCATTCATGTTCTCCATTAACTGCTGGATGTAGTCTTCAGATATATTGTCCACATTATCGGCAGGGTTAAGGACCAGAGAAACGTAGTCTTGCGGGCTGGCATGCTTCTCTTTGGTATAGAAATTTATTCCCTGCACGAACATAGGAAAGGACCAGTGCGACACATGCGGCGGGTTCTGGTCATAAAAGAATTTGTTCTTTGCCGCGCTCTTTTGGCTTAGCCGTGAATACATGAAAGAGACAGTGCTAAACATCATCTCCGAACATTCGTTGAA